TGAAATAATTGTCTAACATTTTCAGCTACATCTTGTTGAACTATTAACCTAATAGTTGTATCTTCTTTCTTCCTTGGTACTAGATCTTCTAGTTTATTTGGTATTTTCTTCATTATTTCTTTTACTGATTGCATACACTCTCTCCTTTTTTATTTATATCGCATTTTTTTAAAAATGCTAGGCGAGGTTGAACTCGCCTAACATATCTGTTTAATTAAATAGTTTAGTAGTTTGTTTCCTGATCTTTTCTTTTAGCTTGATCTTTTTCAACAGAACTTACGAATTTCTTACCGAATTTCTTTTCGTAAAGTGCTTCTTGAATTTCTAAAGTTCTAGCTATGATCTTAAAGGCATTTGGTTTCAGATAGACTGAATTAGCGTCAACTGTAGCCTTACGAGCTCTAGGATCATTACTGTATTTAGCCATGTTATTTTCCTTTCATTGATTATAAAAATTAACATTCTCAACAAGAATGTTAAGTTTTAAGTTTAGACTTAGATTTAGTATTACCATGACTTCGTTTCATCATTATTCTAAACCTTCTATGATGAGGACACTTACTCATGGGTTCAGGCTTAATGATTTCCTGGGGAATATCATCATTACTGAACAGACTTAATTGAGCTCGCTTACTATGCACTCTATAAGACATATACACCTATCCTTCCTGAACGATAAAAATGAATCGTTCTACCGACGATTCATTATTATTAACAACGATTTAATAGGTAGAAATAGCTACTTTACAGATAGACTTCGATCATCAGCAATCAAGTTTATCAATCATTACAATGATTTAAAGCTGAACTTGATTCAATACAAGCAAGCGATGAAGAATAAATCAAGCGAGCATAACTTGCGGAGCGGTGCACGAAGTGTATGATTTAATCTGAATCCGCAGCTTGAAAACTTATTAATGTCGAATCGATACAAAGTGTTTCGATTCGCCTTTAAATGACGGGTTTAAGATTCACCCCGTCAACTTTGCTGTATGTTCGAATCTCTCATAAAGGGGGGTTAGCTACAGCATCCAACAATAATAACAATAGGAGGCAATATGGCAGGACCAGCAATAATCGCTAGGCAAATACTAGCTTGGGCTATGCGTGGGACTAAACAACTATCGCCAGAAAAACGAATAACTAAGTTAGGTTTTCTTGGCAAAAAGCATGTAGGCAAAAAAGAACTACGACCATGGGCTAAATGGGCTATGGGTTCGGAAAAGACAGGTCTAGGCTGGGCAGGTATAGGAGAAACAGGTAGGGCAAGAGCTCTGCATGGTTATACTAAAGCCTACAAACACACTAGAAAACACAAAAAGCTCTATGGAGCTGGTGTTGCAGGTGCGGCTGCTTGGGACTTTTTACCAGGCAAGGATAACCCGTAATGTCTAAACCCAAGTACGGGTATTCCCACGTAAAGAAGTCCAAGAAGAAACGTAAGGGCAAACACGTTAAAAAGAAAAATAAAAAAAACAAGAAGAAGCGTAACAGAGGACAAGGCAGATAATGGCTATTAAAAGTATTACAGATGCTAATCCAGTTCAAGATCTAGGAGCATGGGGAGAAGTTAAAAAATTCCATAAAACTGGATTTGGAAAAGCTATGATTTGGGGTGGTGTAGCAGGATTAGGAATTAAGATAGGTTTAGGCTATGGACTGTATAAAGCAGGACAAGCTAAAGGTAGAAAAGAACAACCTAAGAAATATATGGCAGGATAATGGTAAAAAAATTCTTACTTGGAGGCGTACCTAAATTAAAACTTCTTTGGAAGGGCAAGTCTAAGGATTACCCTGGGATAAGACAAATTATCCAAATGAATAAATCAAGGGTTATACAAAAAAAGAAACCTAAACTAAGGATAGTATAATGGCATTACCAGTAGTAACAGCAGGTGTAAGACTAGCGATGGCTATAGCAAAGCATGCTGGTAAAAAACTTGTTAAAAAAGGTACTAGAGGATATAAATTAAGTAGAAGTTTAGTTAAAAGTAAAAGAGCAAGAACACGATTTGCAAAATCTACTGTTAGAAAATCAGGAACTGCTCTTAAGTATGCTTCTAAACAAGCATCAACTATAGGAAAAGGAACAAAAAGACATTTAAAGTTTTATTCTAACGTACTAGCACCAGGAGGAATAAAGCCTAATAAATTCTTGTCAAAAAGAGGTTTAAAACATTTAATAACTAGACCTACATTTGGAGAAGTGCGACCTTATCCTAAAGGATTAGGTCAATTCCAAATACCAAAACGAGGTAACGTATATAAAACACACATGCGTATTTCTACAAAAGGTAGAAAAACTAGAGGCAAAATTATGACAGGTGGTTTATATAGTGGTATTATAGGATATAGAACATTGAAAGATTAAATTATGGCACAAAGAAGACTAGAAAAACTAGCAGACAAGATTATAAGATTGACACCTGAAGAAGGTGAACAATTGGCTCTTATTTTAAGGGCTAAGTTAATGCCTGAAATGGCACGACAACAACAAGGGTTATTGCAACAGCAGCAGCAAATAACGCCTCAGATGGCACAAATGGGACAAAGACCAGGTGGTCAAATGCCTATGCCAACTGCAAGAATGGCTGCACAACAAGGACTATTAAGATGAGATATATAACACCCGTTATTGAATGGGGTAAGAAAGTGGGACCTAAGATATGGTCCAGAACTAAAGAAGCTCCAGGTCAAGCAAAGAAAATTGCTACTGATACTTTCTCAAAGATGCATCAATCAGAATCATGGAAAAATGCATCAAGAGCTATAAGTGAAATGAGCTCAATGCAGGTTAGAGAAGTAGGAAAGAAGTTTACAACAAAGACAGGAATTGGTATATCTGCAGGTGTAGCTGGCGGAACAGTTGGCTATATGGCAGGTAAAAAGAAAAAAAGAAATAGATATGGCTAATTGGAATCCCTTTGCGAAACCTAAACATTGGACTGCAGGAGTTAAAGAATCTATATCTGAGTTAGGATCTAAGGTTAAAGGTGTAGGGATTAAGGCATGGAGCAAAACTCCTCCTAATGTTAAATTAGGACTTGGAGTTGCAGGTGTTTCAGCTGGTATAGTAGGTGGACTTGCAGCATCTATCGCAGTATCTCCTCGTCTAAAACCCTCAGATCCAAAATATAAAGCTCTTAGAAAAGGTGGTTTTATAACCGATAAACAACATAAAAAACAACTAGCATATTGGAGAAAAAGAAATGCCTAAAGTAGGAAAGAAAAAATTCAGCTATACTAAAAAAGGTAAAGCTGCAGCCAAAAGGTACGCTAAGAAAAAAGGTAAAAAAGTTAAGTCAAGTTACTAATGGCTCAATGGATACAAAAGGCGAACCGATCTATTAAAAGACGGGGGACAAAAGGGGTGTGCACGGGTGCAAAATTTGGTGGACCTACTTGCAGACCTGGAACCCGTAGATATAACTTAGCAAAAACATTTAAGAAAATGGCAAAAAGAAGAAAGAAAAGATAATGGCAAAAGCAAAATTTTTAAAAGAATTAAAAACATGGACAACTCCAGCTTTTACTGAAAGAAAGATATTTAAAACTTTAGGTAAAACTCTTTACAGAGCTGGCAGATTTGCATTTAGAAGACCACTTCTAACTGCTGCAGTATCTTATTCATTAGGAAGACCTTTAAGAAGACGTAAAAAGTATCTTAAAAATAAATGGGGTGGTGGACCATCTGCAGGTAGACGAATAATGCATAAAGGAGAATGGCTATTTTAATGGAAGACGCAGAACAAAAATCATACGAGAATGAAGTAAATCATTCTTCTGAAAATAACCATGGTGGTAAACGGGAAGGTGCAGGTAGACCTGTGGGATCTAAAAGCAAAAAACAATGGAAAGGTATGCAAGAACTAGCAGAAAAACATAATACTTCTCCTTTGGATTATATGCTAGGTGTGTTAAACAATCCTATGTCTTCACCTGATAAAAAATTATACGCAGCAGAAAAGGCAGCACCTTATATCCATCCAAGGTTAGCATCTTCAACTTCAAGAATAGGATCTGATGAACCCATCGAAATCAAAGTCGAATGGCAAAAAGATTAACATTGTTAAAATACCCTATAAGCCTAGGAAATTTCAAAGAGAAGTTCACGAAAACAAAAAAAGATTTACAGTATTAGTCTGCCATAGACGATTTGGAAAAACAGTTTTAGCTGTCAATGAAATGATTAAGACAGCAGCAGCAAAACCTAGATCATTATGTGCATTCATAGCTCCAACTTATAGGCAAGGTAAATCTATAGCTTGGGAGTATTTAAAATTTTATACAAAACCTCTCATGTATTTGGGAGGCAATAGGAACGAAACTGAATTAAGAATAGATTTATTTAACGGAAGTCGAATTCAAATATTTGGTGCAGATCATCCTGACAGTATCCGTGGAATGGGATTTGACGGAGTTGTTATGGATGAATATGC